TTCAGCTTTAGATAAAAACAATGGAGAAAGAGAATGTTTTATACCCCGCAACAATTCATTCATTGAAATGGATATTTCTGCTTATCACCCTACCCTTTTGGCTAATCTACTTGATTACACTTTTGATAGCAGTGATATCCATGGTAGTTTTGCTAAAATGTATGGAGTGGATTACGCCAAAGCAAAAGAAATCACGTTTAAACAAATTTATGGAGGAATTTGGAAGGAATATAGGGAACTTCCATTTTTCCAAAAAGTAACAGCATATACGGACGATTTATGGGAATCATTTAATTATGCGGGATATATCAAATGCCCCATTTCAGGACATGAATTTATAAACGCAGAACTGGAAAACATGAATCCATCAAAACTTTTAAATTATGTACTTCAAAACTTGGAGACCGCAAATAATGTTAATATATTATGGGATATTTTTAAAATATTACGAGGGAAAAATACTAAACTAGTACTATATGTTTACGATTCATTTTTATTTGATTACGATAATAGTGAACCAGACGTCATGCTTAAAATATTAGGAATATTTAACAAATATAATTTACAAGTAAAAACCAAACAAGGCACTAATTATGCCGATATAAAATAAAAGTTATGTACAACACTCTTGAACAACCTTGTCATATGTATGATCAATACGATTATGATTCTACATTTGAAACTCTACTAATGAATAACAGACTGTTTTGTACTTTTACTGCTTTGGAGGATTTGGAGGAATTAGTGAGTGAGTTATCAAGTCGTTATGTGATCATGTATAATAAAATGTTTGTATTGCATATTAAAAGCAATAACGAATATGTTGTAACATACAATGTAGATCAAGGAAATGTAAATGAAATTCCTGAAAACACCATCCTAGTACATAGAAAAAAAGAATCAAACACACTTTACACAATCAACGCTTTAAACGAGTTAATCAAAAGATTAAACGGTGGAGTAGTTGACACACATTTTCCAGTGAATTGGCAACATTATAAAAATTGTATATTGTTGACCCAACACAATGAAATCAAGCAACTTAATACAAAGATTTTCAAGATCGTTGAATTATAGTTGGTTTAGTGAATAAAGGTTATTATATTTAAGTTGTAAACAATAAAAAATAGTTATATATGAATCTAGATGCAATCAAGAAGAAACTTGAGTCTATGCAGTCTAAACCTTCATCAGGTGGTGGCTCAACCAATCAGACAAAGCGATTTAAACCGCAGATTGGAAAACAAACGGTACGTGTTGTTCCGTTCAAATACAACAAAGAATTTCCATTTACGGAAATGAAATTCTACTACGGTATCGGAAGCAAAAAAGTGATCGCTTCTCCATTAAACTGGGGTGAAAAAGATCCAATTGCTGAGTTTGCAAAACAATTGCGTGGTACAAATGACAAGGAAAACTGGCGTTTGGCTAAGAAATTAGACCCGAAAGTTCGTATCTTTGCTCCTGTAATCGTTCGTGGACAAGAATCTGAAGGAGTTCATATGTGGGAGTTTGGTAAAGAAATTTACGAAGCGTTCTTGCAAATGGCTGCTGACGAGGAAGTAGGAGATTTTACAGACATCATGACTGGACGTGATATCAAATTGGTTACAGTAGGTCCTGAATCAACTGGAACTGTCTATAACAAGACATTAATTCAACCATCTATGAAAGTTTCATCATTATCAGATGATGATAAAGAATTGGAATTGTGGTTAGAAGATCAAGTTAATCCAAAAGAATCTTACAAAATGTTACCGTTTGATGAGATTAAAGCAGCACTTCAAGAATGGTTAAATCCTGAAGAAGCAGCTGAGGAAGAATTTCCTGCAGATGGTTTACTAACAGTAGAGGAAAAACCACAATCAAATTATAGCTTGTCTGCTAAACCAGCGGCTAAAAAATCAAAAGCGGATGCATTTGATGATTTGTTTGAGGATGATGATATGCCATTTTAATTAGATTATGGCTAAATCAAGAAAGTCATTAACTGAGGCGGCAGACAGAGAACTGAAAACCGCCTTTAGTTTAGACAAATTTAAAGCAAATAAGGGTTTAGCGTCAAACGTTAAATTCAAAGAGCAAAAATGGATTCCATTTTCGCCCGCTTTGCAAGAAGCGCTATCTATTCCTGGTATTCCTATGGGTCATAATTCAATGGTTCGAGGGAAATCAAACACAGGAAAATCTACTATGACCATTGAGGTAGCAGTTAATGCCCAAAAAATGGGAATCTTACCTGTATTGATCGTTACAGAGATGAAACACGATTGGAATCACTGGAAAACTATGGGGTTTGAAATTGATGATGTTGTTGATGAAGAAACAGGAGAAATTTTAGACCAAAATGGTTTCTTTATCTATCGAGATAGAAGCTCATTAAATTCAATTGAAGATATTGCTGCCTTTATTATCGATCTATTAACTGAACAGAAGAAAGGTAATTTACCATACGATCTACTATTCATCTGGGATTCAGTTGGTTCAATTCCTTGTGATATGTCAATTAATCAAGGGAAAAACAACCCAATGTGGAACGCAGGGGCTATCGCAACTCAATTCGGAAACTTTATCAATCAACAGATTGTAATGTCTCGTAAGGAAAGCTCAAAATACACGAATAGCTTGTTTATTGTGAACAAAGTAGGTGTTGCTCCGGCTTTAACTCCAATGTCACAACCTAGAATGACAAACAAAGGTGGAGATACGTTTTATTACGATGTTTCATTATGTTTAACATTTGGTAATGTTACAAACGCTGGTACTTCTAAAATTAACGCTGTTAAGGACAAGAAGAAAGTTGAATTTGCATTACGTACTAAAATTGCTTGTGATAAAAATCACATCAATGGAATTACTACAATGGGTACAATCGTTTCTACAGTACATGGTTTTATTAAAGATGATCCAAATGTTATCAAGAAATATAAAGATGCACATGTAAGCGAATGGGCTGACATTTTAGGACAAGGTACATATTCTGTACAAGAAGACAACAGTGAATGGGACGAGAAAACTCCAACCCCAGACTTATTTGATAACGAAGATTAATATGAAAAAAGACCTTTTAAACCTCTTAGACAACATACAAGAACATGGGGATGAAACCCCACAATCGGAGCGCTACTTGCTTATTGATGGACTCAATCTTTTCTTTAGAAATTTTAGTGCGATTAACGCCGTTAACTCAAACGGAGTCCATATTGGAGGTTTAGGGGGATTTTTTCGATCTTTGGGAGCTTTGATTCGCACCATTCAACCCACCCAAGTTTATATGGTGTTTGATGGTGTGGGTTCCTCCAACAATAGAAAAAATATCATCCCCGAGTACAAATCAAACCGAAATGTATCTCGAGTAACTAAACATGAATTGTTTGATAATTTGGAAGAAGAAGATGATTCCAAAGTAGACCAAATCGTTCGCATCATCCAATACTTGAAAACGTTACCTGTTAAAACAGTTTCGTTACCTAGAGTAGAAGCAGATGATATTATCGCATACTTAAGTAGTACTTTGCTTACAAAACCCGAAGACAGAGCATTCATAGTATCTAGCGATAAAGATTATTTACAGTTGATTAGCGAGCAAGTAATTGTTTACCGCCCAGTTGAAAGAGAATACTACACTACAGATACTGTAAAAGAAAAATTTAATGTAACACCACATAACTTCCTATTATATAAATTATTAATGGGTGATAGTTCTGATGGGGTAACAGGTATCAAAGGATTAGGGGCTAAAGGATTATTCAAGAAGTTCCCCGAACTATCAACAAGAGATCTATCATTTGATGATTTGATCGATATTGCTGAAGCTAAATTAAAAGAACACGTAGTGTATGCAAGAGTACTACATGATGTGCCTTTACTAGAAGACAAATACAGGGTAATGGATTTATCTAATCCAATGATGGATGATAAAGATAAGATGTTTATAGACAAATTTGTTGAAGAAACACATCTACAATTCCTCCCTAACACATTCGTTGAAATGTGTAATGAAGATCAACTTGGAAACTTAATTCGAAATACTGAATTCTGGGTGCAAGATATTTTCAAAGAATTGTTGGAAAACCAACAATAAGTTATTACATTTAAATAAAAGTTATAAAATGACCTTACAATCAATAGATGAGTATGGACCATCGTTCCAGATGAAAGTAATATCTTCTTTACTAACACATAAAGAATTTTTACAAAACATAAATGATGTATTAAGTGATGAATATTTTAGTAATCCTGCTCACAAATGGGTTATAAATCAGATCATTCAATACTATGAAAGCTATCATACAACAATTTCAATGGATATCTTAAAGGTTGAAATGAAAAAATTGGATAATGAAGTGCTTAAAGTATCCGTTAAAGAGCAATTACGAGAAGCATATAAAGCAGATATTGAAGATTTAGAGTATGTTCAACTTGAATTTTCTACGTTTTGTAAAAACCAACAATTGAAAAAAGCACTATTGAATAGTGTAGATTTGTTAAAA